GGATTATCGGGCGATACGTTCCCCGCCGCTGGGGATTACACTATATCAGGAAGTCATTCTGATATTGCGGGGCCATCAACGCCAGTTATTGACACAGGCGCGGCAGTGGCCAACGTCAATTTAACGATGCCGGATTACGCCCAAGGTATAGAGATTAGAAATCTAAACACTTTGGGAACTGATTTATTCAGCATAAGCGGTAAGGGTCAGATTATTTACGCAGCATCTTCCAGCGGCGCAGTTAACCAGCGCGGCAACTGGAAAGTGACGAATACAGGCGGTGTGACAATCACGACAGATGACGTTGCACAGAATGTTACGGATACTTTAGCCGCCTCAGAGGCGATACTGCTTGATACAGGAACGGACGGGGTATTGCTTGCGGCAACAGCTACATCTCCCAAATTGGTTGATGATTTTTATGATGAGGCTGAATCTGGACACAATGTAGGAGGGAGCTTTGGGAAGGGCTTCCGTCAAGTCAAAGAAGGCACGGTATCGGCAGAAAGTACAGTTAACGACGCTAGCGCAACAGCAACAGTATTTGTGACGGCATTATCATCGGCGGTGAATGATTTTTATGTTGATGTTTCGTTAGTATTTATTGACGGCATATTGGCGGGGCAATCTCGACCTGTGTTGTCATATAACGGCACAACTAAGGAAATCACTCTTGAAGAAGCACTAACAAGCGCACCAGGTAATGGCGATGCTTTCATAATTAAAACTGATCACGTCCATCCAGTATCCCAAATACAATCCGGCCTTGCCACAGAAGCCAAGCAGGATATTATAGACGGCAAGGTTGACGCGGTTAAAGTGGATACGGCGGCGATCTTGGTCGATACGGGGACAACCATACCGGCGGCAATATCTGGTCTAAACGACATATCGGCGGTACAGGTTAACGCGGAAGTTCTTGACGTGATGGTCACAGATACCTTTGCCGAGCCTTCTGGTGTGCCTGCTGCGACTGCCAGCCTTAAAGATAAGATTGGTTATATTGCAGCCAAGACACGCAACAAGACCACTCAAACGGCAACAACATTCACTGTAAGGAACGATGCGGATAGCGGTGACATAGCAACATCAGCCGTGTCAGACGATGGGACGACCTTTACCAAGGGTGAAGATTCCTAATGGCAATTGATACCGCCTCAAAACGAGCGTCCGCGATGGGGGTTAATTTTGTCGCTAACCTGTTTATGATTCCTGATGGGGCAATAGACCAAGGCGACCGGCAAACGATATCTGATTTATATTCAGGTATACTCGCCATATTACCGCAGAAGTGGGTAACACAAGCCCCGGACACGACAAGCTACAACGTACAGGCACCAGACACGACCAGCTATGCGACACAGGCCAAAGATGGTACAATATGGGTGAAACAAGCAGAGGATAGTTAAATGCCAGATCATACCAAATCAGAGCGCAACAAGCGAGTAAGCCGCAAGGTCAGCAAGCTACGTGGTGAGGGCAAGCCCCGCAAACAGGCCATAGCCCAAGCAATCAGCACTGTGAGCAAGCGGGTGAGGCGCAAGAGATGACCTATCAAGAATACGTAAAGGACTGCAAAGCCAAGGGCAAGTTACCCTGTGGTGAGCAAGTATGGAGAATGACCCGTGACCGCGCCTAAGGGACTAACTGCCATATATGCCTTAGTCGACCCACGAGATTGTAAGATTAGATATATAGGCAAGAGCAATAAGCCTAAGGTGCGCTATAGATCGTACACATGCTACACCCGCACAAGAACCACGCCAATTATTAGATGGTGCAATAAACTACATGACCAGGGTGTTAAGCCTAAGATGCGTGTAATATGTTGGGTAGATGATTGGGAAGAGGCAGAAAGGAAATATATCAAACTGGCCCGAGAAACTAGAGATATGTTAAATATTGAAAATGGCGGGGAATCCAATAAGACTAGCACAAAGGGAATATCTAATGCTTTTAAAACATATCGGTCGGTTAGGGCTTCAATGTCTAGACATATTACGTGGCTACGGAAAAATGATAAGCACCTTGACGCAGAACAACACCAGAAGAAGTTCGACGACTTAACAAAAAAAGTCCAAAAGATAAGACTGAAAGGACCATTAGAGATGGAAGGCTTTTATCAAAGAGTTCATGCGAGGTTTGGAAGTAACTGATGACAAATACAAAACACCCAGGCGGTCGGCCTACTGATTACAAAGATGAGTATGCAGGGCTAGCATATAAGTACTGTTTACTTGGTGCTACGGATAAAAGGCTGTCTGAGTTCTTTGACGTAAGTGAGCAAACCATTAACGCGTGGAAGAAAAAACAACCCGAGTTTCTTGAGTCCATTAAAAAGGGTAAGTATATTGCAGACGCTGATATAGCAGAGGCGTTATACCACAGAGCCAAGGGATACAGCCATGATGAGGTGCATATCTCTAACTACCAAGGTAAGATAACCAAGACAGATACTATTAAGCACTACCCGCCAGATACAGGCGCAGCATTCATATGGCTAAAGAATAGAGCAGCCTGGCAGGATAAGAGCGAGCAAGAACATTCTGGTGACATAGCTATTACCACGGTTACCAGGACGATTATTGATCCTAAAGACTAAATCCCCCCGATAAATGCCGAATGTGTAATAATAGCTTGCGCTTTTAGCCAATGTGTAATAATATAATACAGAACACATTGGAATTACACATGATCGACAAACAATTGATACTTAAAGACTTGGCTAAAAATTATGTCTATGACCCAGACACAGGATATTTCACGCGCATAAAAAAGACAGGTTCAAGGAATTGTGTTGGTTATGTAGCGGGTAGTAAGAGGTTGCGCGATAATTATATTATGATAAGCCTATCTGGAAAGCCGTACAATGCACACAGAATTGCGTGGCTTTATATGACCGGGGAATGGCCTAAAGATCAAATTGACCATATCAACCGCATTAAGAGTGATAACAGATTTAGCAATCTCCGAGAGTGTACTGCTCAGCAAAACAGTAGAAACACAGCAACATCGAACAAAAATAAGTCGGGTTATAAATGCGTACACTGGAGGGGGCTACCTAAAAAGTGGGCGGCGGGGATTAGTGTTGGCGGCGAATATATCGAACTGGGGTTGTTTGATTGCAGACATGATGCCGCCCGAGCTTACAACGCTAAAGCTAAAGAAGTAGATAGTGAATTTTGTTATTTGAACGAGGTTCCGTCATGAGTGCCTCAAGGTATATAAAAACACAGGGCCTGCCTAGTTTGGTTTACGTGGCTGGAAAGGCGAACATAACCCGGCAACTGCTGCATAGATGGTATCACAACAACTTCGACCTGTTTGAGATTATCGTGCTGGGGTGTGTGAGCAAAGGAACGGATGATGAAATTTAACTGGCATGTAAAAACCTTCGAGGACCGTAACGAGTGGCATGGTCATTTCGCGCTTATCCCCCGAAAGGTTGGGAAGGATCAATATGCGTGGCTGTGGTTTATCCAAAGACGGAATAAGCATGTTCACTCACCTCATTGTGTAACCAGGACAAAGAACGGCAAGGCGGTTGAATGGAGTCTAGCACAAACACACATTGAAGATAAAGTTTATGAATATAGACTCGTGTGATCAAAGGAGAGAGAAATGAGTAAAACGGATAGTTTGATAAATGAATTGGTAGATGAAGCCACAGCTAGAGGATTTAGTCTAGCTTGTGATTTAATGAGGATACACGCAAAACGCCGCGAGCATGAAGACACCATATTGGATTGTTTATGTAAAGTAAGGAATGAGTACCCTGAATATGCCCGACCCGACACGTCAAAAGATGAAGAGCCAAAGCAATGAGAAAGGTCTGTATCGTAGGAATGGCAGACTTCACCGACACAATCCCCGACGGCCATGAGATATGGATCATTGCGCTATACCTCAGCCATTTCAAGCGGTATGACAGAGCATTTGAATGCCACGAGCAGATAGGTGAATCCAGCGTACTGAAGATGTTCATAGATGATCCCTGGGTGCCGTTCTATGTCCCTGAGCATTTAGCCCACATATACCCCACAGCAACGCCAATACAGACCGAGGAGATGGCAAAGAGATATTTCAGGTCGTTCGGGTCCACAATATCATACATGCTTGCACAGGCGATCTATGAGGGTGTTGATGAGATATCATTGCTTGGTGTGGGGATGTGTGACGAATACCACGGGCAAAGGCCCTCGGCAGCATACTGGCTTGGTGTGGCTAATGGGCTGGGGATTAAAACTAGCGGATTGATGATTGAAGAAACTTATGGAATGAAGGAGCTAAAACAATGATGATACCAGGTAGCCCATGTATTGCTAAAGTCATAGGTAAGGATGGCCGAAAGATTGTCAAGAATTGTGGTAAATGTGTAGGGCATAAAGAGATCAGCCGCGCCGTACTTGAACTCTTGCATAATCCCGAGGTAACAAGCATAAGGCTGGTGAAGATAACATGATTGAGGGTGTCGCTATCATTTGGTAGAGGTATATGGTAAACTGCTCCCGGCAAACCTGCCCAGCAAAAGCAATTAAGCAAAAGGACTACACATGTCACAGAAATCAATTATAGGCCGCATCCTGCAAGTAGGCGACAACAACCAGCTACAGTCCAGGGATATCGACATTACACAGCCAGCAGTTGGCGCGACAATCACAGTGAGCGCAGAAGGTGCAACAACCGCCAACACGCGGGATATTGTTGTAACACTCACCGATTCCGAAGGCGTAGCAATCGACTATGTAGAAGAGGTTGAAGTTACTGTATTCTTGAATGCTGCTCGCACGGCGTATGTTGTAACGGGTGGTTCAACAGGCATTACCCTTGGTGCCGCTGGTGATGGCGCAATATTGATTGTCGTGGCCAAGAAGGTCTTTAAATGCACCACTGAGGCAACGGGCATTCTTGACCTTGACTGGCTTGATTTGGGATCAGAAGTTGCGTTTCTTGGTGTTAAGCTACCGAATGGTAATTATGTTATGTCAAGTGCACTGACCAACGCATAGGAAGCTTTTTGAAAGCAGACACAGTAGAGATACAAACACCTAGGGTATTCCTGCCTCTCCTACAGCCAAGCCGGTACAAAGGCTCATACGGCGGTAGGGGAAGCGGGAAATCCTTTTTCTTTGCCGCGCTATTGGTTGAGTATTGCGTCCTGCACCCTGGAACCCGGGCAGTTTGCTTGCGCGAAGTCCAGAAGTCTTTGAAGGATTCCGCCAAACTGATCATTGAAGATATGATACGGCGACACTTTCCCCATGCTGGTTTCCGCATATTGGCGGATAGGATAGAAGCACCAGGCGGCGGGTTGATTATCTTTAACGGCTTGAAGGATCAAAACGCGGACAGCATTAAAACTCTTGAAGGGTTTATGCTGGGTAGAAGAAGCGCAAGCCCTATCATCGCGGTCTTTAAGCTTGTTACGTCCCACAATCCGGGCAGAAGGTTCGGAGCTTTGGTTTTCATGGAACCCCCAACACAAGAATGATCCAGTTGATAAGTTGCTACGTGGCGACATTCTCCCCCCTGACAGTATTATCGTAGAAGCTAATTATAGTGACAACCCGTTTTTTCCCAACGTGCTGGATGCTGAACGGCTATTCGACAAAGAAAACGACCCCGACCAATACCCCCATATCTGGGAAGGTAAATATGCTACCGTCAACGCGGGGGCTTATTATGCTTCACGATTAACAGAGGCGCGGAACGACGGGCGAATAGGAAGGGTTGCCGCTGATCCTCTTATGACCACTCGCGCCTTTTGGGATATTGGCGGGACAGGAGCGAAAGCTGATGCCGTGTCAATTTGGATAGCACAATTCATCGGCAAAGAAGTCAGGGTCTTGGATTATTACGAGGCTCAAGGGCAGGACTTAGCCACCCACATTAATTGGTTGAAAGAGCATGGTTATGAAAAGGTTCATTGTGTTCTTCCCCACGATGGGTCAACTAATGATAAGGTCTTTGATGTGAGCTACGAAAGCGCATTGCGTCAGGCTGGTTTTGAAGTTGTTGTGATACCCAATCAAGGCAAGGGGGCTGTAATGGCCCGTGTTGATGCTGCTAGGCGGCTGTTCCCATCTATCTGGTTTAATGAAGAAACTTGCGAAGCTGGGTTGGATGCGTTAGGATGGTATCACGAAAACATAGACGAAACTCGTCAAATTGGTTTAGGCCCTAAGCATGATTGGTCAAGTCACGGGGCTGATGCTTTTGGATTATTGGCGGTAGCACACACAGTAATGGGCAGAGTTAAGAGGCCCCGGCGCAATTATCAACAGGTTAGTATGCCATAATGTTATCAGATAAACAAATTTTAGAAGCAGTCAAAGCAGAAGCCGCCAACACAATAGGGACCTCAGACGTTGACAGCGAGTTAGGCAAACAACGTGCAGCGGCCATAGATTACTTTCATGGCAAGATGGATGATTTTCCGCCTCTCCCTGGATGGTCCAAAGTCACAATGCGGGATGTGTTTGAAACCGTTGAATCTATCCTACCTGATTTGCTTGAGATATTCGCATCATCCGAAGACATTATGGAGTTCATGCCTGAGGATGAAGACGATGTTGAGAAAGCCCAACAGGAAACCGATGTTGTAAATCATGTATTCTATCAGCAGAACGCGGGGTTCTTGGTATTGTATACGTTTATCAAAGATGCTCTGATGGTCAAGAACGGCTTTACCAAGGTTTCATGGGAAGATCGGGTAACTGATGAGGTTGAGGAATATTTCGGCATTGATGAAGAAGTCTTTGCCACATTGCAAGATGATGATGCTATTGAGATTACCGATGTTGAGACACTGACAGAGAAGACCGGAGAGTTTGCCCCTTCGATTATTGTGGGTGAGGATGGACTACCGACAGCGGGGCCAGAGAAAGAAATC